TCTTTCCCGTCCTGTATTGCTACAGACACTTCTGGGCTAACTTGTGCAATCTGATCAATATCCAGTTGTTGCAGTATACGTCTATCTTCTCTCTGCCAACCAATATATGTTATCAATATGCCTCGCTCAAGCAAATAATTAGCTCCTAGTTCCATTTCGCGATGAAATCTAGGTATGTATCCAGAGGATACCATCCATTTCAAGAACCCAGAAACTATGCGACTTCTAGCAATATCTCCGCTTTCTACGGGGAATGCTCTGACATTTGCACGGTTCAAGGATGCTATAAATAAAGATACTAGCCTTGTGATTCTTTCATCAATAAGATGGCACTCCATATCGGACGCACCCTCCCAAGGGAAAGCATCAGCTCCGTGTTTGCGATGGTCACGGCTTTTACCGGGCCAGAAGTTCCTGCGGTCATCATAGGATGTACGGCAGAGGTCAAAGTATGCTTCTAGCTCAACGACCGTTTGATCATAGGCTAGACGGAGGGTCTTAATATCTGGCTCCTCCTGTAAATATGTTAGGGATTCTGAAACGTTATCAGTTATCATTATGGTTTTCTAATCTTTTGTGCACGGACTTTAACAACCGAATTGTATAAGTAGATGATACGCCTATTGTATCACATAGCTCTGCATTTGTCATCGGAACCCTGGTCTCGTGCAATACGTATCTCCTTAGCATTTCCCAAGCTGCGAACCTATCAACCTGCTCCCTGCACCAACTACGATTTAGGGTAATATCAATTTCCTTTTCGCACATAGCGGTAACTCGTTCCTTTCATATCAGATATTGCCTCGAAGGTAATAACCTTTCCTATTAACTTACCTTGCCATTTTCTAGGAACAAGCATTGGAACTCTTTTACCAATATCTTTATTGTAAACGTAGTTATATCTAGGATTCGGACACTCTCCAAGAACGTGACCTGAATAATGCTTGGGTATAATTTCCTCAATCATTAAGGATTCCTCAAGAATAGCTGTGCCTTCTTCAGTTACCCAAGTATTCTTTCCTACTCCTGTCAATGAACCCTCTGGTAGTTTTTCTTCAGCTATTCGCATAGCTTCCTCGAACTCAACTTCTTGTTCAGTTGCAATCTGTGTTAATCTCTTTTTTGGCATTAGTAACCTCCTTGTGCTCTAGTTGTTGTTTGCATTTCGTTTATTGTAAAGTAATCCGGACCCATTCCAGCATTTGACATTCTAAAATATCTAAGAGCATCAAAGAAGTCCTTCAGGGCTTCATCGGATTTACCTTGTGAATTGTAGTTAATAATACTTTCTATTAAGTTCCCGCAGTCCTGGTGCACGTAGCATCTGGGTCTATTAGCTTCATCTACATCGAAGTTAGGATTATAGTTGAACCAATCATCTAGTGCGGTGCAACCAATCTGTTCCGTCTGACCATCGGATGGCAGAAAACTCATACCGTAGTCATAGAATCTAGTAAAGAGATCAACATTGTTCTCATTCTCCTTAGCAAAGAACCTTGAGTCCCCGATGCGTTCCATAACTTCTATACCCAGATCCTCCTCTATTTCTTCAAATAGTTCTACGTATCCTTCTACATCGTAGCCAATCTTCTTAGAAGCTGGTCCGTATCTCCACTTGGGGTCACCGAACAACGCCCATTCTCCGTAAGTGTCCCTATCTGGCCACTCCTTGCGTATGAATATCTCATCCTGTTCGGATACGCCAGCCCAGAGAGCAACGTAGTTACGGGCAAAGGCGGGGTCAACTATCTGATACCAAGTCAAGGAGTCCTTGTCCGGGAACTTAATGCCGTGCTTGTTGGGTTCATCTGTTACTACATTTAGCTCAGGAGTAAAGTTCGGGAGCAGTGAAGTCATTGACTTCGTCGGTAACCCATAGGCACGAACCATTATCTGATCCTCGTTGGAGTTCTTGAGGTCCTTAGCTATACGATCATAACCACCGAAGGGGTTCTCGTCGGAGTGCAGGTAAACTATCCCCGCATCGCGTTCAGGGCTGTATTGCTGAACGGGAACATCTTTACCTAGAAGTTCTGCGTTTCTAGTCTCCAGCGTTTCTGCTCCCTTTAAATACTCGGATACAAAGGGTGTGTATCCATCAATAGGAGTAAATCCTAGGATCATCTTGGAGTCCCGTGTAGCTAGACGGAACCGCAGGGTGTTTACTAATGCTGCGTCCCCTAGGTATTCATCCAGCCAAGCACCTATATTTAAGCTCTCGGCGTTCCTGAACCCGAACTCGAAGCCCTCAAGGATGGTCTGATTGTTACTGAACTGCGTGTAGGTTTTGAAGTCCACCCTAGTTCTAGTATCGGGAAATATGAAACTAGAACCAGTGAAGCCATTCTGCATACTGAAATTAATATAGCCCTCAATTCCTTTTGTTTTCCTTCTGAATTCCTTGGGCATCATTTCCCAGACTGCTGCTTGCTGAACCTTTACTGATGTATCCGCGTTCTGGCTGAAGCACACCACGTGACCGTCTTGATTCTCGGTAACGGCCTGCATAACCATCTTGGCACATCCTGTGGTCTTACCACTTCTATTACCCCCGAAGGTAATTACCTCGTCGTATTTCTCAATAGCATCCCGCATTCTGTTCCATCCGGGTAGATCAAAGCCGTGACGCAAGGGATCACTCTCCGCTGCGCGTATACGCCCCTCGTGAGCCTCGTGCAAGTCCGATAGGAGCTTGGGGTCAGCTTCGCCCAGAAGGACTATATCCTCGTCCGTAGGGGCTTTGAGGATGGGGTGCTTCGTGAAATCAATGAGCATTAATAATAATCCTCTTCGTCCTCGTCCTCATCCAGTTCCTCGTATTCCCATTCCACCTCGAATTCCGAGTTATCAATCCGCATTTCCTCACTGGCTTCGCTGAGAAGCATTCGCCCGGCGGGAAGGTGATCGTAATCAAAGAATACTTCACCCATATCATCCATTACTATGAAGCAGTAATGCTCGAAGTGCTCGCCTAGTATACCCTTTATTTGCTCATATATGGGATCATAACTATCATCTACTATTGATCTAGGCATCCTTTACCTCCGCGTCTATTATTTTAGCTTCCTTGATTCGCTCTCTAGCCGCCCGAATGGTGGCCTCGTATTCATCCTGAGTATACACCTTGCGCTCCTCAGTAATCTGCGTGGCTTCTCCCCTAGCCGTGAGGGCTTCCCTGGCGGAGTTAGCTTTAGCTATTGATAGTTCTTTCAAGTCCCGGAAGGATACCTCCATTTCGGGGTCATTCTCCATTCGGTCACGAACTTTATCTATTAAGTCCTCCTCAAGGCTGGACAGGTTCAAGTAGTTCTTTGCCGCGATCCTACCACTGAGTTCCCGGAACTTACCCATATGGTCGGCGTAATCAGCTAGGACGGATATAACAGTCTCCCTGTCGTAGCCATATTTACGCACGAGCCTAGTCTGGCTAGAACCCGTGCTGTATAGATACAGAAGCTTCGCCACCTTGTCGGGATCGTATACGCTTAGGCTCTTGATACTGTGAATCTGTTTCTCGGAAGCAATCTCGTGAATGCTTTCCTTGATCTGCTGTATCAAATCCTGTTGCTCCTGCTTTGACTTATCCTGCATCTTTTTAGCATTAGGATAACTTATATACTAACTGTCAAGACTTTTTTACTTGACATAGTTGTTAGCACGTATGGTATACTCCCTACCATAGGGTTTCCAAGCCTTAAGGATATTAAATATATTATGAGTGACGCGAACCCCAAGTGAGCGCGTCATAACGAAAAAGGGAAGTCAAAGGAAGGGCTACCGAGGGTAGGGGAAACAAAGGGTATGGCTACCGAGGGTAGGGTCTACCAAGGGTAGGGCTATGAGAGGATTATTTTTTTAAGGTGTCCCTTTTAATATATATATATATACGCCCCCCTTTTTTTTGACCCCCACCACCCCATTAGTCCAGCTAATATTAGGAATCACTTTCATTAGTACAGCTACTGCCACGGGCGGTAGTGAACACTTGTTCAGTATACCAGTAGGCTATAAGTTCTGCTAATAGTAAATCCGGGTAGCATAAGCCCGGCTAATGGTCCAGTCGCGGGAAGGCAAGGTGAACATAAGTGCAGTATTTATTTTTGCAAGAGGGAATGGATTAATCCTAGGACTGCTTAGAATTAGACTAGCTTATACCTCACATTTTCTGGATTTTATTCTTTACATTTGAGGAAAAATCTATCTTTGCGCCTAAGGTGCCTAGAATGCCTTATAAGTGGTCGGGTTTTGGATTGGGATAGTGCCTCTCGCGATCCATCCAAACGCCATTTTGGCACCTTTCTGTTGATAAGTTTTGCTTATAGTAAACCTGGATTTGCATTAGCTGTGCTACTTTACCGGGCTTTTTGGGCTAAAGTAGTGAACAAATTAGCACTAAAAAAAAGCAAAAAAAAGTGAAAAAAAGATCAAAAAAAGTTTGACAAAAGATATTTATCCCGCAAACTAGTTTCATAGTCGTTCTTTAATAGTTTACTGAGGTTTTTACAGACAATCCGTGTTTTGAGAAGTGGAGTTTTACTTGCTCGCGATCTGTGGAGATGGTAAGTCAACTATGGATCGACGCCCGATTTTG